AAGGCATGTCTTCGACATTAACGTCCGAATCGACTGAAATCAGTTGTTAATGCAACGTAGTTACTACCCTTTGGCTGTAACTTGCCATTGTAAGAATACATATCATTGGGACTCGCATTCGGTAATGTGGGAACACCGGTTGTATTGCTTCCCTGTCTGTATGTTGTGTTATTGGCCGCACCGGATGGATATCCTGACGCATTTGCGCTGCTACTCGTATTCGCGGGTCCTCCGTAGGACTGTTTATAGCCAACGCGATCGAGTCCGAGGCGGTCAGCCGTAGATCCCAGCAAATTGCCAGCGGCGTCGAAGGTTTTTCCAACAATGTTGGTAGCAGTGTCCAAGGTTTTTCCAACGACGTTGGTGGCCACATCCGCGGTTTTTCCGACGACGTTTCCGGCAACGTCAACCGTTTTTCCGACGACGTTTCCTGCCACATCGACTGTTTTTCCGACGACGTTTCCTGCACTATCAATAGTAGAGTTAACAATATTTCCAGCAGTGCCGATCGTATTGTTCACCAAGTTTCCGGCCGATCCAACAACGGTATTGTTATCGAATGCCATTGAACCTGTGGTCGACGATTGAGTCCCCGATCCACCACTACCGCCGCAGTTTGTGCACACGCCACTTCCTGAATGACAGCTTGGGCAAGATGGACATACGGGTGGAACAATTTGGGTTTTCAGAAGGTAGTCGCTAGTGTTGGCAGTTGCGTCCGAATTGAAATAAATGTACCATTTCGCGAACTGATTCATTAACTCTTGGTTTCCACTAATATCGGGAGCAGAAGAAGGTGTGCTTGGTACAGTACTGTTCGTACTATACACGCCTGTTTTATTAAAGCGTACACAACTCCTCAACTGTACGGCACCATATGAATCTAAAGCATTTCCAAACAAGGCAATCAATGTGTAGTCATCTTTTGGCCAGTACATTACCGTACTATTTCCAAGAGTATCGGGTATAAAATAGGGTTGACTTCCTACTTGTTGAAATTCTCGAATGGCAGCCGCGGAACCATTTGCATCCGGCGTGTTTGATGTTAGCTCGGCGTCGCGGGTTTGCATTCCCGTACCATTGGATTTGCGATAGTATACGTCGAACTTTTGACCAGTACCGGTAACGGTTCTTACCAACACGTTTCCGTTCGAAATGTCGTAATTAACATTCGAAGTCACTTGGTACAACTTTCTTGAAGGGTGGTAAAATTGATTTGCTAGAACCATTTTTCCGTCATTGCCGTCGTTGACGTAATTATAGGACGAGGCCAGGTTAATTTTAATACCGGAGTACACGGTATTGGTTATATGTTGGTTACCGTTGTAATACATGGAAAGAACCGGTGAATAGGAAGGCATAGATGTGTTTCCTGCGGATGTGTTTCCAGTCACTGCCGAGTTGGCCAAGTCAATAACATACAAGAAGGTGTCGGTTCCCATGGTTATGTATACGAGCTGGTTTGTTTGAAACTTTCTGCTCCAGTGTGTATCGGTACTGACTATGCTTGTTTTTTTACTTTCCTCGAGTTTCGCTGCAGGTGCTACGTTTTCATATGTCATTATATTGTCCCGAATATCGCGGGGAGCAATTTCGATCTTGGAAACCGTAGCGTTTGTGTTTCCATTATTATATGTAGGACTGTATACCGCAACGACATTTCCATTTCTAGGATCGTAGAAGAGTTCGTCATAGAGTTTCTTGATGTTTCGCTTGTCGTCATATTGCGATACTTCTTGGTCAGATAGAATGTCGGTTTCGTATTTGTAACTACCGAACCCTTCCGAAACGAGTCCGAAGTTTTTAATAGTGGTCGCAATGACCAAAACCAACAAAATTATGATAAATAATATTAGAGGACTCAGTTTTATTTCGCCAAACATCATAAATATATATTGTACTCTGAGAAAAATAGAGATGGCAAAATTACTGAAAACATGCCATGATCCGGCAACTTTTTTGGAATTCGGTATCGACGAGGCGGGCCGCGGACCCCTGTTTGGGCGCGTTTATGTCGCCGCCGTTGTTTTACCTAAAGATTGTGAATCTTTTCGACACGATTGGATGAAAGATAGCAAGCTGATAAAATCGCGGAAGAAAATGACAGAGCTGGCCGATTATATAAAAACGAATGCGATCGCCTGGCACGTATATTTTGCAGAAGCATCCGACGTCGATTCCCTCGGCATATTGAATTGCGTGATTCGTGGAATGCATAATTGTGTAAATGAAATTGTCAAAGCGATGAATTTGACAGTTTCGAATCTTTCGGCGTCCTTGTTGCTTGTAGATGGCAACTATTTCCGCCCGTTTGTGCGCTACGATGAATCGACAGAATCTTTGGTAACGGTCCCTCATGAAACTGTGGAAAAGGGTGACGGGACTTATTCGTCGATCGCCGCTGCGTCTATTTTGGCAAAGAATGCGCGGGATACTTATGTCGAGGTTTTGTGCAAGGAGCATCCGGAGTTATGCGAAAAGTACTCGTTGCACACGAATATGGGGTATGGAACCAAGGCGCATTTTGAGGGGATTCGTGCGCACGGTATTACCGAATGGCATAGGCGGTCGTTTAAAGGAGTAGTGCCATTGTAGGCATTTTTGACGAGAATATATGCAAAAAAAAAGAAATAAAAATAATTATCTAGTTTTATCTATATATAAAATAAATATGACAACACCTTTAGTTGAAAATACGTTGGAACAACCAGTCCTTGACAGTTTCGAAATATATTTGAAAAGTGGCGAAACATATTTGTTGTTTGGAACTACAGATAAATTCACAGAAAAGGGTGCTATTATTTCATTTGATGCTTCATTCTCCGATATGTTAAACTCAACTCCTGACATCGACTTTAGCAACGTGGTTGCCTTATACTATAAAACACCAGTAGGTGGGGAGCAAGGAATGGTTTTTAACGAATATAGTCAGTTACCTCCATATGATCCAGTTATTAGGGGTCTTATTCTGGAGTGTGTTAACAAAAAATGTTAATTTTATTTTAAATCAGCAAAACCTTTAAATAAATAATTTTTCCAAATTGTTTTTCGAAATATTTTTTATGCAGCATGTTTTGTCCATGGTTGAATATCCAATCATGAAATCATTTTCATTGAGACGAATGAATCCGAGCACATATTCTACCTTTTGTCCTTCTAATGTGAAAAATCTCGACCACCTTGTCACTTCATTTGTCTTGCTATCTATCGCCACAAGAATGTGGTAATAGTATCTGCGATCTTCGTAAGACACCGCATGAACAATAAACCACGTTTCGTTCCCTACACGAATGCCGTTTGTTGACCCTCTTAAAAACTCGAAGAATCTGGGCACCTTATGTTCGCGTTTGTTCATCAGAATGTTTGCATGTCCGATTTCGTATACAGTTAGAGCCGGCCACCAATTATATACTACACGAAGTCGGTCGTCGTCGCCTGCATAAAGGACCCAGTTCTTTTCGATTTTTGAACATCCGTCGGTTTTTGTCAGGAAAGATGATTTTGCGATTTTGCTTTCAAAGTCAATAGTTCCATACTCGACGCGCATGGTCCCGTCGCTAATGCCACGATTCGCCGTGAAATGGGTTTCGCCAGCGTGTTCGAAAAGCCGGATGTCTTCAAGTCCCACGTACATAGCGTCAATTTCTCGATCGTACTCAAGTTCAAATATGTTGCCCATAAACGATATTTTGTTCTTGGTTACAATGTGTTCTCGATTGATGTATTTACCCGCATCGTCGATGTAGTAGTTGACGTGTCTTCGATTAATAACCATGGCGCCATTGTGAAGACAAAATGTGGGCGTACTAATATTGAAATCTTTAGAGTCAGCTGGCCCGCATTCGTTTTCCAAGAAATTGGTCGTTAGTTCTAAGGGTTTGCAGTAAAATTTATAGTTGGAAAGCACATTTTTCAAAATTGAGTCTTCGATGTTTTTCGCGCACATGACCTTCATACTGAGTGCAGCCAAATCGACATTGTCTGGATTGTAGTAGTATCCGACAATACTGTACTCATAATCGATCTTGTAATCGTATACGTCATTTTGCAAAAAGAGGTAGTCTATCGCGGACTTGTTGACACCTTCGAGCTGTTTTTGGGCGATTTTGTAGAATTCGTACGATAGTTTGTGCTTGGACTCGTTTCTATAATGGTGGACGATTTCGTAAATGTTCTCGAGGCGTTTCGGAAAGTAGTCGTATGCGAGCATCCAGTAGTATATGGCCATCTCTTTTTGGTTTATTCCGTAGTAGCAGCGCCCGATGCTGTAGTAACTGTGCCAGACTTCGTCAAACCATCCGCCGATTTCGATACGCTTCTTGTACATCTCGATTGCCTTTTCGACATTGCCGTTGTCTCGGTAGCTGTTTGCCAAATAGAATGTGTATCTGTCATTGTTTGGCTTTTCTACAAGACCTTGTGTAAGTAATCGAATGTCTCTTTCGAATTTGTCTCCCTTTGCGCCACCGTCGCCAATATCATCGATGAATAAAAAGTCTTTCTCGATTTGCGAGTAATTGGTGTTTTCGGGTGTACTAATGACCTCGTGTGTAACTCCCCAGTATTTGATCCCCAAATTTGTCTTGACAATGCGGACATTCTTGTAGGAGAATCGATCGTTGCCTTGGAACAAATGAAATACGTAGGCTTCGCTCAGTTTGTTTTGGAAAGTTTGTGTGTCGTATCGGGGTCCTTTAACGAGAACCATGTCGGCGTCCATGAGAAGAACGTGTTCGATGTTTGGATCATTGTCACATGCTTGTAGTGCGAATGTTCTGTTATGTTCGAAGTTTTTGAAGGGTTCGAAAATGACGCGCCCTGGGATATTGTGATCTCGAAAATACTGAGTAATAAGTTCGACGGTGTTGTCTGTGCTTCCGGTGTCACAAATGCAATATCTGTCGATAATCCCGATGAGCGAGTCGAATAGTCGAGTAATAATTTTGGATTCGTTTTTCACAATCATGTTTAAGCACAGTTTAGGCATTTTTTGTCTCTTATAACCAATTCTGGAAGACAAGTGTTTAATCTGTTTTCAAAGAAACTTTTGGTTTGGTAAATTTCTAGTATACAAATATATAAATAATGGCTTGCAGTCGATATAACAATGATTCAAACAGAATTGAGAAGAGAAATGCAATTAGTACGTTTGCGGGGAGGTACGCATTGGATGTTCCCGGTCCAGGCGCGAGTATGCCCTTCAATGCCGATCCGCACATAAGAGTTAGTCATTGGGGTGCGAATTTTTGCAACAATATGATGGACGTGAACAGCGACTTGCGCGGACTAACGCGTCCTTTGAATCGCGACTTGCCCGAGGTGAACTCGCATAAGGTGCATGCAGTCTCTGCGTCGTCTTCATTTCTATCTTATGGCGAGACGAATTACGTGACCGACGAGTCGCGCGCAACCCATCCCGCGTGGACTTATCGCGAGGTTGAACAGAATCGCTGGGAACAGCCGATTTTGAATCCTTTGGACCAACTCGAGAAACCTTTTCACCACAATTTGAACACGCGGATGTTGGAAAAAGACTATTTCAAGTCATCAGTGTTGAAATGAAAGAAAAAAAGTAAGCGTATTATATATTATTATGGAATTAGCAATACCTTTAGTGGCATTAGGAAGTCTGTACATTGTCTCAAATCAGAAAAAGAGGGAACCAAAGCCAGTGAACGAGGGTTTTAGAAGTCTTCCAAACACGGACGTGCCCGATAATAACTACGGCCCTCCTATGGGTAATGAAAAAGACATGACAGCCAAGTTGTCGACTGTAAATAAGTATGACGGCACTTCGGCCTATACTGACAAGTACTTTAACCCATATTCGAAAAATAATTTGATTAATAAAAACGTCGACACTTCCCAAACTTACACAAGTCTCGCGGGTGACAATGTCGATTCGAAGTACTTTGAGCATAGCAATATGATGCCCTTTTTTGGAGGCAAAATCCGATCGAAAGTTGACCCCGAGTCCAACGAGGCGATACTCGACAATTATTTAGGAAGCGGATCCCAGTCGATTGTTAAATCGGAGCAAGCGCCCCTATTTGCACCCAATGCGAACTACCAGTTGGCAAACGGTGCGCCAAATATGAACGATTTCTATCAGTCTCGTGTTAATCCCAGCATGCGCATGGCCAATGTGAAACCATTTGAGGAAATTAAAGTCGGTCCCGGTCTTGGGCTCGGATACGGCACCGAAGGTTCCGGTGGTTACAATTCCGGTACCATGATGCGTGAGTCTTGGCTGCCTAAGGGTGTAGATGATTTGCGCACGGCGAATAAGCAAAAGGCGTCCGAGGTGATGCAACTTGGTCACGAGGGTCCCGCGAAAAGCCGCATTACGAATGTCGGTGTTCTTGGTGTGGTTCAGAAAAATCGCCCCGAGACTGCGTTTGAGTGGGGTCAAGATCGATTGTTCACGACAACTGGTGCAGCGAAAGGCGAGACTCTTCACTCGATCCCTGTAGAGAGACATGTGGTGCGCCCCGAGACGACCGTTGACTACAATGGTGTTGCGCAGAGTATTCATGCACAGCAGTCGATGCCTGGTGAGATTTTACCAAGTCATCGTATAGAGCTGGGTCCTACACAGTTGGGTGCGGCCAATGCCGTCGGTCGTGGGTTCGGAAGTGAGGGTGACTATGGAGTCAAGTCGAAGCAAGTGTATGCGAACAATCGTAGTTCCAATGTCCAAGATGACTATTTCGGTGCAATCGGAAGCAGTATTGGCGCAGTTGTTGCTCCTTTGCTTGAGATTATGCGCCCCTCGCGCAAAGAGAACACTACTGGAAATATGCGCGTTTACGGTGATGCCAAACCTGCCGTGTCTCAATCCTACTTGTACAATCCCAATGATGCGCCTGCACATACGATGCGCGAAACCACGGAGGACTCATTGAATCACTGGAACGTGAATCGCGGTCAGACCAATAATGCATACTTGTCGACTCAACAACAGGCGGTTGTGCAGGAGCGCGACACCACTCACGCTTCGCATGTCGGCAATGCCGGCTTCAAGAATGCCTTTGCGCGAAACTATGACGCTGAGTTGAGTTACCAACCAAGCACAATGAAGGCGGACACAATTAAGGGGCGTTTCGGCAACTCCAATACAAATTTGTTTAATAATTCGGTGAACTATCAGGGCAAACCCAAAGATATGGATTTGATTAATTCTCGCGACGCCATTCCGAAAATGCCTTACTCGACCCATGGCTCTGCTACCATTGGCGAGTACCAGCCTAGAGGCCAAACACTCGATGCAAACATAAATATGGAACGTAATACTCCAGATTTATACAGTGTTTTGCAGCAAAATCCTTACGCTATCAAGCGCACATTTAATTAAGCACCAATGAAATCATTTCATTCTATTTTTGATACTATTGACATTGTTGTCAATATTATTTATTCGCGATTCTATGTCATTCAACCTATGTATTGTGCCTATGCTTACGGTAATCCGGTGCTTAATATAAAAATAGATTTTGCATTTTTCGACAGATATTGAAACATATTTTCTTACTCGATATATGGTAAAAAAATCTTTATATTCAAAAGTAGTGTTTTCCAAGAAAGGCAAAGAGTCCGATCATGGTGTCTACAAAGAGGAGTTTCCATGATTCGCTAATTCCATTGATGGCACCATATGCAAAAAGGCCGTAAAACAAGGCATGTAACGGTCTTAAGTGGTTCCACCAAATGGGTTTGCCACCAGTTTCTATACCAGTTTTTCTACTACCTGTGATGTAAATGTAGATGAAACCTGCGGATATTAGTGCCGCTACATATCCCATGTACGGCAAATAAGCTAAATAAGTCATGGCCAAGTATGTCATTAGCAGACGTGTACCAATACAACCAAATAAAAATAGTGCAGCAGGATTCATTTATAATAAAGTGTGCGAAAATTATATTTTGTGCATGGATTACAAAAAAATGATTTCAATCATAAAATAATGTTGTCACTAGTCGCAATTTTTCCCGCAAAAATGCCCCAAAAAATTGTGCGAAAGCCTTACGAGTGCACTGCGTGCAAAGTCGATTTTATTACATTGCATAAAGATGTCAGTCTTTGCAACGACTGTTATAAATGGTGTATGCCAATACAAAAATAATTATTCATTTTACATGGTTTTACCTACATTTTTCAACTTTCATTTTTTTAACTTAATTAAATGACGTGTTCATTTTTCATCAATCTCTCCACAAAATTATTTTCATTCCTCTCTTCCGTCATGTATATATTCACAATTTCCGCCGGGGAGTAAAACTGGTTGTTAATCTTTTCCAGCATGTCTTCGGCTATGTGTGTCCCGAAAAAGTGGCGATGCATCTCTTTTACTGTATTTCGCGAAGCGTATGACAGCTCAAGGGCAATATCAATACGCCCAGGACGCTTGATGGCTGGATCCAATTTGTCGTAGTGATTCGACGACAAAATCATGATCCTTCCGGGCGTCTCTCGAATCCCGTCCCATAGGTTGAGTAAGTCATCGAGTGTTACAGGATCTTCCACTTTCATCTTGGGCACCTGGACCGGTTTTTCTGTTACGCAAATTGGGTTAACGTCTGTTATAATCTGCTGCGGCAAACGCAGGTGTTGTTCCGGTTTTCTGAATTCCCTCGCCAAAACAATGTCACCTATACAGTCAATGTCTTCGAAAACGATGATCTTCTTGTCGAATGTGATCCCCGACTTCTCGTTGTTCACGTTGTAACGTTCCTCGAAAAATATGCTGTCTAGCTGTTTCTTCGATTTTATCATTTTGAGCGAAATCGTTATAATGTGTCTTCCCGTCAAGTTCGACAATGCCTTGATGAAGGACGTTTTCCCCGTTCCTGGAGGACCGTAGATGCCAATACCCATCGAGTAGGGAATGCCCTTTTCGTAGTACCACGTTTTGTTTTGCACGAAAAAATTGATCTTATCAAGAACGCGCGATTTCTTCTCGAAAAATATGTTATTGAAAGTGCGCGTACTCTCGAATACTGTTTCGTCCCACCTTTCGTAGCTGTCTTCTTCGTATGTAGCATTTGTAAGGGTATATATGAACTTCTTTGTTTTCCTCGAGTTTTCCAAGTTTAATAAGTATGTATGTGTGATTTTGTCCACAAAGCTTTTGATGATCTCAATGTTGCTATTATAGGAATATAGTTCAATGACAATGTTGGAAATTTTGCTTGTTGGGCGGTTTTCCTTGCTGTCACCAGATGTCGTCTCGTCTCTAATGTATGTATATGCGTATATATGCAGTTCGTCGGAAATCAAAAACTTGTCTTTCTGGTTCACCATGTAGATCCCCATGTCTGTTTTTCCGATATTGTGCTCCTTGATCGAATGGATCGTGGGGTTCGCATTGGTTGTTGAAATTATGTGTTCCCAGATTGCCTTGAATCGTTCGCTGAAAACACAGGTTTGGTTAAGCTCGCCTGAGTAAAATAATGTACCACATGTGATCTTTCCCTCGAATTCGATTGAATTCTTTTTACGAAATGTATGGAAAAAGAACTCGTAGTTCAAGAAACTTTTAAGGTCCATCTCTTCCATCGCATAAGACAAGTGTTTTGTAAAGTAGTTTGCGATCGACAACATTATTGTGAAGAAAATCATGTTCAGAATAGAACTGTCTTTGGCTTTCAACTTATCCAAGAGAAGAATTGATGACGTTGGGTCTGTTTGCATTTTTTTTTCTTAAATTATTTAAGTTTGTTTTGTTTTTTGCTTAGTAAGGAAAACTTTATATATAAATTTATGACAATGCAACAAAAAATCTTGTTTTCTTGACAGTAGGTTTGCAAATTTGACGTCGTTTTAAGTTTAGAAAGATGTGTGAACAAAAATTAAAAATCTACATAATTATTATATATTATTTATTATGCAAAATTATGCCGTCTCTAATATTCTTTCACCTAGTGAAATTCTCGATATATTGAACCAACCCGATGTAATAACAAATAAGGAAAAACTTTCTTTGCAAAATGTCGTGAAATTTGCAATCACTTTACCCAGTTTAATCAAGACAAAGTTGGAAAATAGCTTATCTATTGATTTATCCCAAGTATCTACAATTCCGATGCGTTGGATTAAAGGGGACACGTTACCGCATATTGATAAAGGTGAAGCTCAATTTAACAATACCTATTTGATTTATTTAACTGATAGCGTTGGTAGCTTGACTGTCGGCGGAATCAACTATTCCATCGTTGCTGGCTTTGCCCATGTTTTTAGCGAAGGTCTTGAACACTCTACAACCAATACTGAGAATAGTATGCGATTGATTATTGGACCCATGAGTGAAAGTGGATTTCCCGTTGGAGGTGGTATTTCTTATTTCAACAATGAAGATGATGCTCTAAATTATAGGGATGTTTTAGATACTGATGGTAGTTATACAGTTAAAACAGTAAATGGTATTTCATCATGGACGATTGTATCTAATTCCTCTGGAGCTGGATCACCAAACGGTGGACCATATACTGCAGGTAGTTCATTAATTCCAGGACCACAATATTATGTATACCCATATGGAGCGCCGATTTCTAACGCTTGTTTCCCCGCCGGCACGCTGATTACTACAGACCAAGGTATTATTCCAATTGAAAAAATAAATCAGTTAAAACATACAATTCGCAGGAAGCAAATCATCGCAATTACGCAAACAACTACTAGAAGTAAATATTTAGTTTGTTTCGAAAAAAATTCCATCGGGAACAATATTCCTTCTGAAAAAACAATTGTGAGTAAGAACCATTTAATATTTAATAACGGCGAAATGATAATGGCCAAAGATTTTGTAGGAAAATATGACAATATTTACAAAATAAAATATGACAATGAGATTCTATATAATATTTTACTTAAAAAACACGATAAAATGATTGTGAACAATTTAATATGCGAAACATTGCACCCCGATAATATGATTGCAAAATTGTACACTTTATTACCTGGGTATGATTTAGAAGAGCAATGTAAAATGATTAAAACATACAACAAATGTGTTACTAAGAAATTGAGTAAATAATATTTATTATAAATTTTAAAAATTCGAAATTTATGATAAGGCAACAAAAATCTTGTTTTCTTGGCAGTACGTCTGTAGTTCGACGACATTGATTGCTGCACATGCTTGGAATTTCAGTGTCTTGATTTTGTGGGGTTTGCTTTTCAAAACGGTGACCACATTTGTTAGTCCGGGTGCCGAAATAACAGTCAGCGAATCTAGATTCGGGAATTTTTCGAAACCAGTCAAGGATGTAAATGCTCCATTGCTAGAACAGTTCAATTCTAATTCGGTTACCGTTTCGTTGGCCAATGAAGCCAAACTTGGAGTTATGATGAAGTTGTGTATTTTCAACTTCTTCAATTTGTAGAATGTGGAAAGATTTTCGAGTCTCATGTTTCCAAATTGTTGGGAATTTTGAATGAAAATCTCTTCTGACGAAATCTTTGGCAAAGCTGCTGGAAATTGTGTGGGGCATGCTATTCTATGGTTAGATGGCGCAAACATTAGAATGTCAAGTCGATCAATTATTTTAAAAAACTTTTGTTCTTGCTTCACTAGCGAATGTTCAAGGTCCTTGCATCTTTTCTCGAGCGTGTCGCATCTCTTAACCAATGCTTGATTGGCCATCTCCTGCTTCTGCTCCATACGATTGAAATCCATTGTGAGTCTGCCGTCGCCCGACAAGATCTTCTCCTTGACGAAAATCACCAGTTCAAAGTGCAAAATTCCACCAACCAAGGCATTAAATTTGAGTTTTAGATTGCCCGACGTAGCTGACATGCTTACTGCATAGTCGCCACGTTCTTCTTGGTCAAAGCATTTTTGGATGATGGCGTACTGATCAGCAATAGTGAAATCCTTTTTAAAATCGCTTGGTTGCAGGTTGCCCTCATAGCACATAAAATTGAGAGTGTCTGTGATTTTTAAATAAACAGTGTTTGTGTCGGGTTGCGACAAAAGGATCGAAAATGATCCGTGCGTAAACGATTTTGACATTGTTTTTTTTGGCTTTAGTTATTTTATGAGTGTAATCACACCTAGTACAATTAAAAATGTAGAAGTAAATATATAGGTAGGAAATGAAAACTAGGAAAAGTAGAAAATACAGCTTGAAGAACAAACACAAATAAATTGATCACAAATAAATTGATCACAAATAATTTGTTCACAAATAAATTTACAATTTTCTCATTAAATATAAAAATGTCGACCTACCTATCGACAAAGACTTATTGGGGCTTCAGTAAGTGGTATGATTTTTTTGAAGAAAATCCCACACATACAACTAAAGTCCTTAGACTTGATGGAATCGGTATTCATCAATTACCTCAACTATTAGACTACAAAAACCTTGAAGAGCTCCACATAGAAAACAATAAGTTGGTATATTTACCACCTTTTCCACCAAGCTTAAAACGACTATATTGTTCGAACAACTTACTCAAGTCGTTGCCAGAGGGCCTCGAGGTATTGGACTGCTCTAACAATCCAGATCTAGCAACAGTACCATTTTGTAATTTGGATTTAATTATCAATTTCGATAATACTGCCATAGATTTGGGAGTTTGCCGCGGAATGACCCCGATTTTGTATAATAACTTAATAAAGAAATTATAGCAGTACATTTTTTTTAAATTTTGTTAAAAATAAAAATGTGCAACAAAAAATCTAAACAATCTTTTTTTTAGCATCTTGTGCCAAATAGTACAAGTCAAATTTGAATGCAGGATTCTCCAATTCGATTTCATTGACTCCATTCACAACCATGTCAATCGTCGGCGAAGGCATGATGCGATGAATGTAGTCGGATATCGAAATTTCGTTAAAATTTCGGTAAATGAGGAAGCGTTTGTAAAGGCTGTTGTCGCACGATTGTTGTACCAAATTCAGCCGATTTATGATCAAAAACCGCAAAAGTCGAATCGTATTGTATCCTTCTAGAGCACAAGCATCCAAAAGTTCAATCAAATTGTCCACGTCTTCATCTAAGAATTGATCGATCACGGTTTGTTTGCGCGGATTCGAAAGCAACGTATCAAACAAGTCAAGAATGTCCTCCAACACAAACGAATCGATTCGGTGCATAGTGTTGAATACTTCAAGTATATCCTTAACCGTTACTGATTTTTCGAAAACGATTTTGGACAAGTTCTTGACGCGCGTCTTTACAAAACTTGAATACTGGTTTACGTTGTAAAAGTCCGCAAAATAGGGTTTCGCAACTCGGGAAACGAACGTGTCGTAGTACTTCATAAGCATATCGATTGATAAAAAGGTCTTCAACTGTTTCTCAAACAATATGATGTTTTGTTCGGCAAACTCTTTCAAATGTCGTTGGAAGATTGCCTCGTCAACCGCCCTTACTTTCTTGTAGAGTTCCATGTAGGTTTCAACTTGACAAATCGCGTTTTCAAGATTTCCATACGATTCGTAAGTTATTGCATGAATACTTCTCAAATTGTACAAAATATTGTCGGACAACATCTTCTTGCACATCGACCCCTCCTTTAAAAACTTGCGTAATAATTTGAACTGATGGAATCCCGACAATTTCAACATCATGTCGATGTACCTTTCGTCGCGCAACATGTCGTAGACCTTCATTTCTTGGTCATGGGGTTTTAAAACGCTGAACTTCTTGCCCATCTCGTTTACGCCGATTTTCAAAATCTGCTCGGGGGTTAGCTTGAACTGACGGTCGTATTTCTGCACCATACGGTACAAGTATGCATCGGCGGCACACAGCGGTATTACATCGATTAGCTGACATCCAATGTTTTTCCTACTAAACTCGTCACGAACCGTGCGATTCACATGGTCGAACATTTCTTTTAGCTCGCCAGTCATGACAACTTCATTCGTCGATTCTTTCAATTGCATATCGTCGGCTTTATTCACTACTACCATTGTAAAGATTTGGCGACCATTGTGCTCGATGTGGTGTTTCGTTTGCGTGGTGATGAAATTCAAAATGTCGAACTCGTCGGATGTATTTAGACCAGATCGTATGTCAACTAGAAACAACACAATGTTGAATTTGTGGAAATTCTGGTCCAAGTAGTTGTAGTACACCGTTTTCGTGCGCGAATCATTGAGTCCTGGAATGTCGTATATGTTTACACGAGTGCCGTCATCTGCGATTTGCATGTCCAGTTTACCAACATTGAAGATATGTTCACTGTAGTCTGCATCCGAAACGGTTAAGAGATTTTCTGTTTTTTGGATTATTTCGGCATTCTTTTTCGCGATTTGTGCATATACTTCATTGGGGTCTGTTGGCGAAACGGGATTTTCTTTGTAGACGGTTGGGACCATCGTCGTTCGGCGGAAATGACATTGTGCGAGTTTTTGTGCAAAGAAGCTGTTTAAAACTGTCGATTTTCCAGTGGAAACACCGCCTACAACAACAATGTTGATTCCGTCGTCCGACATTTTCTTGAAAAAAATTAGTGAATTTTATAAATTTGGTAAAAATAAATTGATTACGATTAATTAATTTATTTATTTATGAAAAGGATAACACAGATACACACAAAATTTTTAAAACGTCATTAGGCGCGGCACACAATTAATCGTCTGCAACTCCTGTGCCAGCAACTTAAATGCGTAGGGTACCTCCACGTAGGCGAAATCAGTCATGTTGTCACAAACACCACATTTATGAACTGTGAAATTGAATTTCGAAAACATGGCACCGCCACTCGCACTGCTGCTGTCATTGTACTGCGCAATCATCCCACACCTCTTGCAAACATGTACGCTATATTTATCGGATACATCATAGAGCCTCTCGCGACAAAATCGACTCATTCCGTGGGCAAGCATAACGTCGCGCTCCATTTCACCAATGCGGAAACCACCGTCACGACTCCTGCCTTCGGCCGGTTGCCTCGTGAGGTTCACCATGGGACCAATCGACCGACTGTGCTGCTTGTCGTTGACCATATGCTTGAGTCGCTGGTAAAACACGGGACCGATGAAAACACTCGCATCGAGCTGCTCACCAGACAGCCCATCATACAGGACTTCATTCCCAAAACTCTCTTGTCCCAGTTTTTGCAACTCTTCTGCAATGGTTTTCACATCCAAATCGCCAAAACTGGTGCCGTCGCCAAAAAGCCCGAGTTCCAATAAAACCTTGCCAAGAAGCGTCTCTTTCAATTGGCCAATCGTCATTCTGCTGGGAATGGCATGCGGATTGATGATGATGTCGGGCCTTAGACCCGATCGCGTATAAGGCATGTCACATTCGGGAATAATGAGACCGACCGTTCCCTTTTGACCGTGGCGACTCGAGTTTCCAGTAAAAGAACATTTACCATTTCTACGAACGAGGAAGACTTCGGATGGGACTCTTAGACAGTACACTTTTCCACTGAATTGGGTGATTTCTTCGATTTGTCCATCATTTAGAGGCAACTGTTTTCTGCGAATACCAATGTCCCAAGAAGGTTCTGTTGATCTGTCATCCTTTGCGACATAGTAAGCAGTGTACCCAGCATGCTGTGATAATATTTGAATATCATCTCGAAGCTTAACTGATGAAGTTGAGTAATGAAGGGAAGTTTCTGTTTCATGTCCGTCACCCAAACACATCGACTCGAGCAATATTTTAGACTGCCTTGCGCTCAAAGATTTCGTCCAAAATGGTAATGATTTGTTCACTTTAGTCAAGGTTTCAAACTCGATCGCAAGTTCTTTGTGATTAATATACCATTTGAATGATTTCACATTCATCGAATGGTTCAATCCGAGCATATCACACGCTTCTGCCAACGCTTCTTGAACTCGTGGTTTATTTGCAGCAAATTCTATCCGTGCGATGTCATCACAGATATAACTCCAACCTTCCGACATGAATATTCCCAAGATTACGAGAAACTTGTCAGCGTAAACTCCCGAAAATGTTTGACTGCCAAAATGGATTTCATATTCGCCATTGGTTATCGGACTACCTCCACTTTGGAATCGAACGCGTTTTCCATAAATGTCTTTTGCTAAAACAAATTCATAAGTTGGACTATCGCGCTTTTGAACCCACATTCGATGATTGAGCGTAACATGTTGACTAACGCCTTGTGTCTCGACTTCGTACATTTCTCCATCGTGATCGAATACCAATGTTTCGATAGGGTTGACGTACTCGAGTTGGTTTGTCCGTCGATTCAGTTGCGCAACCAAGTCATCCACTACGATTTCGGCAATCGGCACCCATCCGCGGTTCAAAGTCAAAACATCATGATCATCAGTCATGCAGAATTTATCGCCTATGCAAGGTTTGCGAAACGTCCGCATGCGCACCTTGGCACAGTGGTAGCCGTCTCCGTTGCGACACGTGACGTTTTCATCCACATAGCTCTCCTCACCGGCAGTGCGGATACTCTTGCTTTGGTCTTCAAACTTGATGGGTTTCGTAGGATCGTTGCGATTCTCCTTGATGTGCACCACTTTCGAAATGATAATGTCGCGGTCTTCCAACAAGGTGTTTTTGGGAATGAATCCGGAGCTGTCGATTTTATCGTAATTGCCAAACTTGATTCCCTTGGTCTTCGTTGGGTCGGGTTTACACCGACTGACGAATCGCGTGATGTTCTTGTCCTCGTCCTTTTCCGTGTGGTAAATCGTGGTGGAAAACATGCCGCGGTCAATCGACCCTTTGTTAATGAGCACACTATCTTCCTGATTGTAGCCGGTGTAGGACATGATGGCGACATGAATCACTTGACCGGATGGGATTTTCACAAGATCGAGCCAATTCATGATGCGCGTGTCCACCAAGGGTCGCGAAGGAGAAGTCAGGACGTAGGCGGTCTTGTCGAATCGTTTGTCGTAGTTGGTCGCATAGATGCCCATGGCCTGCTTACCTTGAGCGCACTGGTACGTGTTTCTGGGCGCCTGGTTGTGCTCTGGAAAGGGGATGCAGGAAGCGAGAACTCCAAAAATCGTGCTCGGGTGGATTTCGCAGTGAGTGTAGTTGATCTTGACGTCTTTTTCCAAAACATAAGCACCCTTCGTTTTCAAAGCAATCATGGCGAAATTTTGCTCGTCAGGGTCGATGTACTCGATGACAGACGTGTCGAGCTTGCAGCTGGTAAGCAGGTCGTTCCATGAAAGGTCTCCCGAATCGAGGCGGTCGATGATTTCTTGGGTAATCAGCGCGCGACCGTCATTTACGCGCAACAATGGGCGAGTCATGCGACCGCCGTCGTTGCAAATGCGGATTTCCATCATCTTGTAATCGAATACCACAGACGTGTAAATGTTGATGATGCCGCGGTACTTTTTGTTCTTCATGTCGGTATACAGCTCATTTGGACAGTCCGTGACGCCAACCCAGCATCCGTTCACAAACACCTTGACCTTGTCGAAAAGGTCGGATGGGCGACACGTATTCAGCGATTTCATAAATGGCTCTACATATGTGTAGAGAGAAGAACTGTTCGTGGTGATGGTCAAGTGGGTCAATGTGCTGATGCTTTTGACGATGCCAATGGATTGGCCTTCGGGAGTTTCCGCGGGACAGTTCGAAACCACAAAGGACGATGCAACGAAGGAATGATTCTCAGAGCGTGTGGTGAAATCGTACACGAGCTCCGGTTCAATTTCCACGATGGATTCGATGGGGACGCACACACAACCGTTGTTAGCGATATTTTCTCGGATAAAATTATCGTAAACAATATCAGTAGTAAATCGAGACCTTTGCATAGTTCTCAAATATTCAATGATCGGAGCAGACGCGCGTCGTTTCTCTTCACAGTAGGTGTAGTTGATCATGGTTGCGTACTGATTCAAATTGTTAAAAGAGTTCTCGAATACGATAGATACTTCTGTACTGGTTTCATCGACAACTGTGGTTTTCAAAGTACATATGATTTGAAGCTCTTCGAACATTTTTTGAATTTGACCCATGTACGCAGTAGTTGCAACTAGAAAATCGTTGGAAGTAGGTTCGACTGTATTGCTAAGATTTGCTTCGAAGATATCCCCATTTTTCTGATATGAAAATCTTGATCCTTGGAAACCCGACAAAAACTCTCGCTTAACAGACAATTCCGCATTCTCTAACCAACTTGGAATTTTACGTTCGATATTCACTTTTGAACCAGGGAATGCACCCATCTTGAACATGAAATATGCAAAGGACCCGGTTGTTAACACAATCCATGTTGACGATGAGGGACTTCTGCGAATTACAGGATTTTCGAATCCAATCGTTTTAATATCATCCGCAATTTGATAAACATCGTATTCTTCACCAACGTAAAACTCCGCAGTGTAATAATTACTCGAATCGCATCCAACATGTCCATCCGTATTTAAAGATCCAATGAGTCTGGCGATGATTTTCAACTTGTGCGTTTGGATTTGAACATTCAGTAAATTCTTCTCCAACAAGTCCATGCGATAATGTTCCAAAACATCCGACTCATCAAGAATTTGAACCGTAGTGTTTGCATCAGAAATCGGGTCGACAGTGTGCCGAATCACCAACTTATCACTCGCAACGTTGAGATCTCCGAGTCTTTTCATTTCGTACTTGCCGACAGCGGTTTTAACTAAGAAAGGATGGTCAGAAGTTGCTTTAATTTGTCTGCCGCTGATCGTTTTGACTTCAAACAACTTGTCGGGCATCTTGCCAAAATAGTTGTGTATATCAGAAGGTTCATCCAACAATGTTTCGCGGTTCACCGTATTTACCCAGTCACCATCTTTGATTTCCTTGATGGGCTTCGAATCGATACGATTGGACAAGAGCACATTCGCATCACCGGTCAAACAAAGGAAGCCCCACGTGGTTCCGTGCAATTTACGCGGGTCAATCAGCTCACCAGTTTTGTCGATGGGTGTGTTGATTCGGCGCATATGACTCAGCGTGGCGGCAGTGGTCAAACGATTCACAACTTGGGCCACACCGACTTTGCTGCTATTGCTCTGCTTGATGCTGAAATCGCCGGTAGCTAACGCGCGATTGATGCCGGTTTCAATGGTAGTCGACTTGATGATTTTGCAAATGTTCGCCATATTGATGATGTTTTCGTAATCCTCCGTCGAGCGCCAAGAACCGCCATTCACCTCTTTCAAAATGTTCTTTTGCATCTCCTTCACCAACTTGTTGAAATAGTTGCGGAACAGATTGTTCAACAATGTGCCGGTCATGTCGATGCGTTTGTTGACGTAGGAATCGCGGTCATTTGGCTTGATCCATTTCAAAGCAGTTTGGATGAGCTTGTTGGCCATGTACCCTAGGAAATACACTTTCTGCGCATGAGTCTTGCAATGGGGGAACAAATCGTTGCTCAACACATCCATTGTGAAATCGCGTTTTTTGCGCGAACCCTGCTCCTTGTCCATATTCATCGGCGTGAAAGCCACATACGACGTAATGTGCTTGATAGCGTCCTCTCTCGTCATGCACCGATTCGCCTCAATAATGGAGGCGTACAAGAACTCGAGAATTTCGGAATTGCGATCGGAATCGATGTTGAGCAACACATATTCGCAAATTTCCTTGTCTGACGTCACTCCGAGTGCTCGGAAAAGCACAAACAAATCGATGGACTCGCGCACACGCGGAATCACTACCTTCATTGGGAACCCATATCCATTGTTCTTGCTTGCAATCTCGATTTCAACTTGTTTGGGAGAAATGCACTTGTTGTCAGGGACAGACTTGATTTCTGCATACCAACTGCACTTGGAAGTGTTCTTGCCGTCGTAACAGTAGACGATATTTTGTGCAGCGCGCTCTTGTTGCAAAACGGTCTTTTCGGAACCCTTGATAATGAAATAACCGCCATGGTCAAACTCGCATTCGCCGACTGAAATAGGATTGATGTGCACATTTTGCGTCAAAACACACACCGATGACTTCACCATGATGGGAAATTTGCCGATACTCACCTTGGGAATCACACTTTTCACTACGCGCGGCTTTTCCATGTCGGCTGCGTCTCGAATTAAGTAGGTGAAATTCACATCGATAGTCATGTTCGAGGCATAAGTAACGTTTCTTAGTTTGGCCTCGTTCGGCATCATCAGTTTCGTCGCACCATTGTTCTCGTAAATTTGCGGAGGGTACATCTTCAAATTTGTAAAAGTTACTTCGATTTCGAGAGAATACTTGTCAGAATCGGGCAATATGTCCTTGTCAGATCGAATTCGCACCGGATTGAACATCCTAACAGTCTCCGGAATCTGTCTGTGAACACAGTCGTTGAATGATTCCAGCTGATGGCGTACAAGAGATGACGAATGTCGACCGTTGAAATAAGACTCCATGATTTTAAAGGGTTGCTCTGTATAATCGCCGAGATGTGACAAAACTTCTTTGTCGGGATTCGTCACATTGTCCTCCTCCATCTTTTGGACAAGTTCCTTTGCAAGAGACTCTGCATTCATCAGTTCCAAGAGCATTGCGGTTGAATCGTTTTTACGCGATTTTCGTTTCCGAACTGGTGCTGATTTCAGATTATTAGGATCCTCTTCCATTTTTTTGTTTTTTTGAAAAAATATTTTTTATTTTGGAAAAAATATTTGTTTTATTAAATTGTTTTATGATGCAAATCAGTTAAAGCTGTGTTGACTGATTTAGAAAAAATACCAAAATCAGAAAGAATGATTAACGAACAAAAATGCATCGAGTTTAACAAATACTTGGACAAGTGCAAAAAGAAGACCCACATGTCCTATCATGAATTCACCGTATTCATTTCAGTAACCTCGGAACATTACTCGACGCTGAATCCGAATTCAAAACACATTTACAAAGAATGGCAAAACGAACACGAAGTTTCTGACGAAACATTAAACAAGTCAATTGATGGCAATGAACATAATAGTAAATCGGTATTCATCGACTGTTCATTAAACACTGTTAGCGACTTGGTGAAAATCGTGGAACAATATAAAGTTGAAGACAAAACCAAATACAACATTGATCTTAAAATGCTTCATTCCATAAACAAGGAGCTTCGGCAACTTGATGAAATGGTCGGGATGAAAAGCTTGAAAAAAAATGTTGTGGACCAGTTGCTCTATTATATGCAAGACTTTCATAAAAACGTCGATGACTACAAACACACTGTTATATTCGGGCCTCCTGGTACTGGAAAAACAGAGGTGGCGAAATTGCTTGGTAACATTTACTCGAAAATTGGTGTTATCAAAAAACCGACGCCGACCTCAACTGATGCCGTGCTAAGTTTCAAAAAAGCGACGCGAGCCGACATGATTGCTGGATTTGTCGGACAGACCGCCATCAAGACAAAAGCGTTGGTTAATGCATGTCTAGGCGGCGTGCTTTTTATTGACGAGGCGTACTCGCTTGGAGACGATAGTTTTTCGAAAGAGTGTGTAGACACATTATGCGAGTCCATGAGCGATTTGAAAGACAACATTATGGTGATTATTGCAGGATACGAGAATGAACTGAATGAGCGATTCTTCTCTTTGAATGCAGGACTTGAATCCCGATTTGCGTGGCGTTTTCAAATCGACAATTACTCACATACCGAATTATGGGAAATATTCAAAAAGAAAGTTAGCGACTGCAAATGGGAACTGGCAAAGTTAGATGGCGAACTGTGGTTTAAAAAGAATTACACAAATTTTAGCGCATTTGGAAGAGATGTTGAAACTTTATTGTTCAAGACAAAAATCGCACATAGTAAACGCGTTTATGGAAAAATCGACTGCGAAAAACGCAAAATAGAAATGGCCGATCTCGACGCTGGGCTTAAAATGTTTGTCGATAATAAGAAAACAAAGCCCAAATTTATTTCGTCCATGTTTTTGTAATAATTGTGCTTTCGTATAACAAAGAGATAATATAATATACAATATTGTATTATATATGAGTAATATTCGGGTTGTCAAATACAACGAAGATATGTTCAAAATCCCGTCAGGAACTCAAAGAAGGAAAAAATCAGGTGGTAGCAAACCCCCAATCAAACTCAAGTCGCCGCCCAAAAACAAAACCATTAAAAATAAAATTCTTGATGAAATCCGCAAAAACCAACAGAAACAATACAAATCGTTAACTGAAGACAATTCCTCGTCGGATGTCACTTCAGGCAACAATGCTGTTGACGGATTTGAAAACGACTTCAACCAGTCAGTCGAGTATATGAAAACATTTGCAGACAAGCATCGTGAAGACTCGCGCCATAATAAAACACTTAGAGAAGTAAAGCAAGACAAACTTCGAGACAACTTGTTTAGCGACCAGGTGGTATATGCAAAACCAGAGTTTCAAAAACCAACGTATGGGTGTTTGAAACACGGCAGTTTACCGACATACCGCAGTTACCATAATACAACCGTGAGAAATACTGGGTCACTTGGCATGCCTTCAATGGTTGGTGGAACGCCTATAAACGTAAGTTCACCTTTAATCGGCGAATCCATACTGACGAGTTCACCTTCAATGGTAGGCGAATCCTTAGTCACCAGTTCACCTTTAACAGTCGGCGGAACGCCTTTAATGGTCGGCGGAACGCCTTCGATGGTCGGCGGAACGCCTTTAACCAGTAGTTCGCCCTTATTGGTCGGCGGAACGCCTCTATCGGTCGGTGGAACGCCCTTAAACAACAGTTATCTTTTAAACACAAGTTCGCCCTTATTGGTCGGCGGAACGCCTCTATCGGTCGGTGGAACGCCCTTTAACAGTAGTTCGCCCTTTAACAGTAGTTCGCCCTTTAACAGTAGTTCGCCAATAATCGGCGGTAAACCTTTAGTAACGGACCGCATAAAAAGCCCTGCTGAAATATTATTGAACGAAAAAATCAAACAGAAAACAGCAGAAGAACAAGTCGGAAAAAAGAAAATCAATCGTCACAAAAAGAAAATAATACGAAGAACTTACAGAACCGGCAAAGACAAATACAGACCACAAATCGGCGTACTACTTTCAAACAAGACAATTCGCAGCAATGTCACGACTAAATCATATCTTTTAAAACAAACCCCGATCGAAGAAATACGAAAAACACTAATCAAACAAGGATTCATCAAAGTTGGTACCAGCGCACCCAACGATGTTCTTCGCAAAATATACGAATCGGTTCAGCTTATCGGCGGAGACATCAAGAACCATAATCCAGACAACCTTCTTTACAATTTCTTCAACTCCAAGCCTTCATAAAACAATTAAGACAATGGACAAAAAACTAAACACACTAACCGAAACGTACTGCACCACATTCAAAGATGCAGTACGTTCAAAAGTAATCGAACTACAATTCGAAGACAATTCAAGACCCAAACTCAATGAACTTCTCGAATACGTATACGAATACCCGCGCCTCAGTTTTAGCAAAGATGACTTGACAAAACGCAAACGTGTACAAAACTCGGTCCCTACCCAAAACCGATGCAATGCGAAGCGCGCAGACAACAAACAGTGCACCAGAAAACGCAAAGACGGATCCGAGTTTTGCGGGACGCATTCAAAAGGTGCACCTCATGGTCTCGCTGCAGACAGCTGTTCCCTTTGCACCAAAAACATTAACGTCGTCGCGACTGACATAATGGGCATTGTATACTACATTGACAAATTCAACAATGTCTACAAAACAGAAGACATCCTTGAAGGCAAAATGAACCCCGTAATCATCGCCAAGTCTGAAATTATTAATGGCAAACAATGTATCCCCGACTTTGGACTAGTCTGAAGACTTTACGACCGACCTGCGAATTGACTCTTTCACAGTTTCTTCACGATTGCTCATTATGAAATTGTTCATCTCAATTGCCTGTGATATATCTCCCTTGTAAAATTTCGAAAGACTCGACAATAAACTCTTTTTCGTTATCGGCTTCTTCACGCTCGTCTTAGAATACACTAGTTTACCACCCTTAACATCGAACTGATCAATTTCGTTATCCTTCATCATTTTCATCAAATCATCCGTAGTTTTCTTCAAATTTTGCTTACTTGTCCGCAACTGTTTGTTAAAATCGCGTATCTCATTGTCGATTGACATCCATTCTTTAATTAATTTAATTAACTCTTCCTTATTATCCAATGACGACATGACGTTTTTATAATACCGTTTGATTTTATTTTTATATGCTTTTGAATAAATCCTGTTGTATAAATCCTGTTGTATAAATCCAGTTATACGATTTTTTAGCAATAACCTTTTCTTAAGCTTTTATATATATTTTAATGTTTAGTCTCGTGCATAAAAAGACATCAAATAGTGTAAATAATAATTCGTCAACAAATACACCGAGACCCATGGCTTTCCAATTCAAACACTCTATAGTTGCTCCGCCGATTCGATTACAACAACAACCTAAACCGCCGCCCGTAATGCTGACTGACATCGCCAAGCCAAAAATGAAATGGGGACGACCCATCTGGACTTTTTTTCACGTTTCTGCTCACAAAATCAAACCAGAATATTTCAATCTCATTATCAAAGAGTATTTGAACTTCATATTACTTGTGTGCAACACACTGCCGTGCCCGGTATGCTCGAGTCACGCGTCGGAGTACTTGAGGTCGATCAATTTGAACAACATCAAGACAAAAGATGATCTTATAAACTTGTTTTTCACTTTCCACAATTCCGTCAATTTGCGAAAAGGCGTTCAAGTGTTGTCAAGAGAACAAGCTCCATCCTACGAAAATGCAAACACCATTATTGCCATCAAAATGTTTGTGAATGCATTTGAAGACAAAACAAGATCCGTAAAACTAATGGCCGACGACTTGGTAAGAATGAGAATCGTTGAGAAATTCAAAAACTGGATTAATGCTAACATTCAGTACTTTGATCCTTGAATAGGTTTAGCTGAGTAGGGTTCGTTTCATCGTACATTGGAACTTTTTGTTGCTTTTATCCGAACTTACTTTGCATTTACCGCCTGACGTGGAGTTTGGTACCATATGACTATTTTTTCCAATTATTTGTGGCCAAATCCATCCACTAACACCTCCGATAATCAAAGGAATCAAAACTAATCCATTTTTAACACAATTACTCGATACAAACACCGCGTCTATAACTAAAACTAGAATTAACGTTCCGATTAACAACATATTCTGCGTTACGCCCATTATACTGTGGTAGTACGCAACATACCCAAAGTACGCTGTTAAAAACGCATATATATGAGTACTCAATGGTAAATTCGACAAAACATGCCCATCAAATGTTATCAAGTTACATCTCTGAAGAACATTGGTCGGGTCGTATATTTTGCTCTTTACAAGATCTGTTTTTGAAACCATTACGGTGATTATTGACGATAATAACACACCCACTAGTACCAAAAATGCAGACAACTCACCCATAAACAGTGACGTAATCACCAAGAATGAAATCATTATAAACGGTAAAATCCGATAAGTTATAAACAACATGTCACTTAGTCCCATATTTTCGTATATACTTATCGTGGATAAAAGGTTTTCAAAAACAGTTTAAATGCATTTTTCGTTTGTTATGTAGCATCATGGGCATCCCATCTTATTTTTCGTATATTATTAAAAACCACATGCGCGTTTTGTCGAAACTGTCGCAACTCAAACAAACCACTCCGATTCACAACTTGTACTTGGATTGCAACTCCATTATTTACGACGTTATACGCGAAATCCAAAAGGCAGGGAAAATGAAACCCGCACCTGCCGACAATTTCAAAGCCGTCTCTCAGCGCGTATGTGCAAAAATACAAGAATATATCGATGCAGTTCATCCATCAAACACTGTTTACATAGCCTTTGATGGTGTCGCGCCTTTTGCTAAAATGAATCAGCAAAGAACCAGGCGTTTCCGATCCGCGTTCATGGAACACGCTGGTATCGTACCAAAATCCGTTTTCAACTCGTGTCTCATCACCCCCGGAACAGAGTTTATGGAATATTTGTCCAATCACGTTAACAACCATTTCACGGATCCGAAAATCATCGTTTCTGCTTCTGACCAACCAGGAGAGGGTGAACACAAACTATTCCAACACATTCGCGATCATCCTCCAGATCATAAAGACAAAAACACGCTTGTCTACGGACTCGACGCTGACCTCCTCATGCTGTCCATTTTCCATTCCGATAAGGGGCGCATTTTCGTCTACAGAGAAGCGCCCGAATTCGCGAAAAGCCTAAATGCCGACTTGGAAAACGGCGAAGCTTACGTCCTTGACATCGAGCAACTTTGTATCTCCATTTCCTCCGAGATGAACTGCAAATATCCCGATTTACGACGCGTGTTCGACTACGCATTTCTTTGCTTCCTTTTGGGTAACGATTTCTTGCCCCATTTTCCCGCTCTCAATATTCGCACAAGGGGCATTTACTCCTTGCTTGAGGCTTACAAAGAAACTGTTGGCAAAGAATCGGGTGCGTTCATTATCGAGGAAGGCCAAATTAACTGGACAAGATTTAAAAAAGTTGCCATGTGGTTGGCCAAACACGAAGACGGATGGATTCGCACCGAATATCTCAAACGCGGCGAAATACGCTTTAGTACAACTTTCAAAAATGACGCAGAAAAGGAGGCGGTTTTCAATAATGCGCCGCTAGTTTACCGGGCGACCGAACATTACATCAATCCAACTGATTATAAATGGCAGAAACGATACTACAATACGCTGTTTTCATCAGAGGCTGATACCGAAGATATTTGTACGAACTACTACGAAGGGTTGGAATGGGTTTTCAGGTACTACACGGACAAATGTTTCGACTGGCGATGGAAGTACCGATTCCATTATCCGCCGCTTTTATGCGACTTGGCGTCACATTCTGTTAGAACATGTTTTTTCAAACAACCATCATACAATCCTTTTAGCGCAAAAACGCAACTCGCGGTTGTATTACCCTGCGCTGATTTCGACTTTTCTTCCCTTGAATTTGAATGGGCATTTTGTCGATACTTCTGGGAAGGGCACTTGAAAATAGCGGAAACAGATCCTGCTTGTTTATTATAATAAAGTGTAAAAATGTATCCATAAATACTATATAACTGTAAATCCTATGACCGAAAAAGAAAAAGAAGACGAAGCTACGAGGATAGTTAATGAAAAAGACCCCCATAAAGTGCTTGGTTTGTATAAAAATGCTTCCCTCGACATTGTTAACAAATACTACAGAGATCTTTTGGAGAAATATAAGGACAAAAAATTTGAATTAACAAGAAATACTATTACAAAAGCTTACGATAAAGTTGTCATAACAGTTAAAATTAATAACTTATTCGATGCTCGTATAAAATTCATGAGTAATGCACCCTACAAATTTGTAGATGAAGATGTTGATAAAAAATTCAAAGATACATTCAATTTCCCTTCATTTATACAAAAGCTTAAGGACTTGAGTAAAAATACGACACTTTATGTAACAGCATATGAGGATTTTTTGAAAATTCGGCAAGAAAAGTGCGTAAAAATCGTTCTAGACCAAATGAAAAATGTCCCAAATGTTCAAACCGACGATGAAAAGATTAAATTATACCTAGCCAACTGCAATAGTAAAGAATGTTCTCCTATTAAAGAAGACTTTAAGGATCCACTATATTTTGATGGAAAAAAACCTCACAAGTTTTTTTTAAAAATTGTAAATAAAGCAAAGAATGAAACAACGAGCAAAGGATGGATTGCTGAAGTCACAGAAAAAGTTGGAAAAGCTACTGACTATGTAAAAGCGAATCCGACTAATGCAGCTTTGGCTGCAACGGCTGCAGTTGGAATTGGTGCATGGGCATACTATAACCGCAAACAAAACAAATCAAAGAAAAATGAGAAAGTTAGCGATAAAGGTGAAAAAAGCAATAGTGATGATAAGTCCGCCAATTACAGCGAGATGGCTCATGAAAGCATGGCGAGCGATGATAATGCAGATAAGTCTTTAGATAACAGTCTTGTTCCTATTCAAGCATCAGCAAATCGTAGAAGATCAACTGCTAAGAAATCATACGCCAACCATAAAAGAACTTCAGTTACAAACCGTAAAGGTAAATCCGGTGGCATGCGTAGAAGGCGATCTAACTCAAGGCGTAAATAATATAATTTTCCAATTATTTCCTTCAGACACTTTTATTATATTATTGCGACTTTTACAATATATTTACGTTACATACTTTATACAAATATAATGTTGCTTATCGTCTATTTCGACGTTTTTAAAGCTGATTTAATTAAAAGACTGAAAGAAAATCACATTAAGTTTGACATTGCAAAATATGATGAAATAGACTTGAGTAAGCATTATGACACAATAATTATTACCGGCTCCAAAAAAAGAATACTAAGACAGAATTACTTTCCACTATTAGAGCCTTTACTGTCTAGAGAAAAGATTAACATCATTGGCATTTGTTTTGGCTTCCAGTACTTGGCTATGAAATCGGGTGGAAAAGTTATTGAGGACCAACTTTTCAATGGGTTTCGTCGGAACCTGTTTTTTAACCATCATGACAAAGTGATTGCGTTGCCCAAACCATGGAAAGTCGTGGATAGACTAACAGATTTTATCAATATTGGTGCAACTGACAAATGGATCGGATTCCAATTTCATCCCGAAAAAAATCCTGAATTATTTGCTCATTATATTTTGCCGTTTCTTGGCAAATCGTAATTTTTATAAACTTTATATTGTATATAAATTTTATAAATGCAAGAAAGCACGCGCCCTTATCTTTATTTCGAAAATATCATCAATGGCATTACAGCCATTCCAAAGAATATACAAGGATATCTAGGGAACGTTATTTTAGTAAGAAATGAAGAACAGCGGATCGAAAGGGAAAGACAAAAACAGCTGGAAATATTAAGTCCACCAGAAGCTGACACTGGAGGGTTCAAAATTCCTTTTTCTGACTGGTTTACTTCGAATAAGGTTGTCGCAAATACTTCTTCTACTGGTAACAGCGAAAAATCTCTAGAGACTCCTCCGGTTGAAACTCCATCGGTTGAAAATACACCGATTAACGAAAGTATACCTGTTGAAAATACACCTGTTGAAAATACACCAGTTGAAAACACACCGATTAACGAAAGTATACCTGTTGAAAATACACCTGTTGAAAATACACCTGTTGAAAATACACCTATTGAAAGTACACCGATTAACGAAAGTATACCTGTTGAAAATACTCCTATTGAAAGTACACCGATTAACGAAAGTATACCTGTTGAAAACACACCAGTTGAAAGTACACCAGTCGTAAACACACCTATTGAAAATACTCCTATTGAAAGTATACCTATTGAAAGTACACCAGTTGAAAACACTCCTATTGAAAATACACCGACTGATAGTGATCCAGTAATAAGTACACCCATTGTAAGTCCTTCGGTACAAATCGTTGAAGAAAATGCTGCAGCTAAAAGTCGTTCTGAAAGCAATATGTTAGAAGCTGTAGAGCCCCCATCGAAAACATGTAAGGTACGCAAATGGTGAACGATTTGCCTATTAAGAAAAATCTTTTTTAAACAAACGTAGAGAAAAATCTAGTAGAATAGTATAAATGACGACAGATTTGAAGGACCATGATTCGTATTCGGTGTATAAAAAAATAAGGGAATATAATGAGAGCCGCGAATTATACTTACGCGATAAGTTAGGCTTGCTACATGGTTTGGATAGAAGTATAGAGGAAAAAATTCGTAATAAATTTGGTGCAGTAATGTCGAATACAGATGTTGACAAACTTACTAACGATAGCAAATATAGTAAAGATAGATTTAAAACTGATGTTACTGATGTTGTCGCTGACAGTAATATTCATACTTGGGCAAGATTATCTTCTATTGAAGTAGGTCAATATATCCCCAAGCGTTATGGTTTGACCGATTTTTACAGAGATTCGAGTAATAAATTCATAATGGAGGGTACTTTAGCGTCTGTGCTGAAGGAAATGCGTCTTGATTTTACAACAAAGGCTGCCGAAAAATTGGGCCTTTTTCAAATTAAGGATGGAATTGGTTGTGAGAAAGGAGGGAATCGGTATGGCGTCCGTGGACCACCCATTAATTTTTTCCCCAAGGACGACTATATCTTTAAAGTTAAAATTGACAATGATCCCAATTCGAACAAATCTGACAATTTGATAAAAATAACATACGCGTTTGTTGTTGGTAACCTCTATTATTTTTACCAAGCGTTGTCGTTTTTACAAGCGAGAAAAATATCGAGTCATTTTCCTACCAAGAGTAGTAGTTGTTTCACAAAATTTGATGCCAATACAGTAAAACAGCTTCGTTTATATATAAGTGATATTGAGTTTGGTTTAAGTAAATTATTTGAAGGAAAGAATCTTCAAGGTGAAGCTGTAGCATTCAAAAGCACTTTAGATGAAGAGCTGTCGAATTATTTGAATAGCCAGTTATCAGTATTATTTGGTGTCAAAAATAACTCAATAGAGCTTTTATTGCCATCGTTAAAGGCTACTGAAGATATAGATTTGATGATATCGAGCACTCCCTATGAAGTTGGTCAGTTACTGAGTTCAGTAAATAAGAATGACGAGGAAACTGTAAAGTTTCTAACCAAGTTTATAAAGTATTACAAAAAATACACAAACACCCACCCCAATAAAGTATTTTCTGTTATGCTGGGTAAGGAACAGTTATCCAAAATTATTTTGGCAGTCGTTGCAACAAATGAACTTAACAAGGCCATAACGAGGGACTACATAGTTATGAAATTTATGGAAGGAAGGAGTGGCGATGAGAGCCCGCAGCAATATTGGGAGAAGTTATTTCCCACGATTGACTTGGCTCATGCGATTACTTTATTGAATAGCAAGGGCAGTGACGTTAAAGAAACCGAGGATGCATTAGACAGCATAAAAACTCGATTAGTAGTTGTAGCAAATAAGACAAATAGTGTTACACCTGGAGATATTAAGCTTTACACGAAGAAGAAATCGCAACCGGATAAGACAATTTTGGAATTGATGGTATTGTATAAGGCGAATAAGGGAATATCGGGAGACATGACTGACTTGCAAATGGATGTTTTTATTGATACCGGAAGTTGGTCAAGATGGGCAAAGAACATGTGGTCTACAGAAGGTTGGAAGGTGGGAGTGGGAGTGGGGGTGTTGGGCGCCGCGTATCTGGGTTATAAACTGTGGAATCGAGAAGAAGAATCGTCGAGTGAATCGCCGAACGAATCGTCGAGTGAATCGCCGAACGAATCGCCAAGTGGTTTGCCGAACGAATCGCCAAGTGGTTCATCAGTAGTGGCAAATAGGAGAAGATCAAGTAATAGGAAGTCAATGAGATCAAGTAAGAAGAGACCATCAAGAAGAAGAAAGTGAAAAAAATAGGAATGCGTAAAACCAAAGAAGAAAATATATGAGCACAAATGGATTACAATAGGGAATAAATATGTGGAAGTGTTAAATAAATTATTGGATCTAGAATAAAATATAATAAAACAAAAAACAAAAAACACAACATT